ACAGACGAAAAATCCTTAGAAGATAAAGAGAAGTCAGAAATGGCTGACGCAGACGCTGAGAAAAAAGAAAAAGATTTGAAAGCTTCTTATAAAGAAGAATCAGAACTTGATATCAAAGCAGATGTAGATGCCCTTGTTGGCGACTCTGATTTATCTGAGGAATTTAAACAGAAAGCTGCGACAATCTTTGAAGCTGCGATTAAAGCAAAAGTCAAAGAAGAATCACAAAGATTACAAGGCGAGTATGAAACTAAATTAAAAGAAGATACTGAAGCTCATAAAGCTGATGTTGTTGAAAAAGTAGACTCATACCTTAACTATGTTGTTGAGGAATGGATGCAAGAAAACAAGATCGCTATTGAACGAGGTATTAAAGGCGAGATTGCTGAGGACTTTATTGGTGGTTTGAAAAAACTATTTGAAGATCATTACATAGATGTCCCAGATGACAAATATAATGTGCTTGAAGATCAAGCTTCTAAAATCGAAGACCTTGAGAAAAAACTTAACGAAGAAATCGAAAAGAATGTTACTTCACATAAAACAATTGGTGAGTTAAAAAGAGACGACATAGCGAAAGCTGTTTCTGAAAGCTTAACAGATGTTGAAAAAGAGAAGTTTAACAAACTAGCAGAAGAAGTTGAGTATTCAAACGAGGAAGACTTCACTACTAAAGTTACGACAATTAAAGAGTCTTACTTTGGTAAACAAGAAGCTAAATCTAATGATATAGATGATGTGGCGGTAAGCGATGGATCTACAGTAGAACCTGCAGATTTAACAAACAGCATGGCTGCTTATAGCGCCGCTATAAGTAAAACAAAAGATATTAAGATATCAAAATAATAATATAGAGGGAGAAAAATACAATGTATTTATCTGAAACTTACGAAAAGAAATGGCAGCCAGTCCTAGAGCATCCTGATTTACCAAAAATCGGAGATTCTTACAGACGTGCCGTTACTGCTACAATCTTGGAAAACCAAGAAAGAGCACAAAAAGAAGACAACGCTTTTATGACAGAAGCAGCGCCTACTAACAACACAGCTGGAACTTCAAATTGGGATCCAATTTTAATTTCACTTGTTAGAAGAGCAATGCCAAATCTAATTGCTTATGACATTGCAGGCGTACAGCCAATGACTGGTCCAACTGGACTTATCTTCGCAATGAGAAGTAGATATACTTCTGCAACTGGTGGTGAGGCTTTATTTGATGAAGCTGATACAGAATTCTCAGCAAGAAATGCTGCAGGAACTGCTACTGCTGGTCAAACATCTGATACTGCTCAAGCGGGATCAAACCCAGCTATCCTAAACGATAGTCCGGCTGGTTCATACAACAAGATTGAAGCAATGGCTACGGCTACTGCTGAAGCACTTGGTGATGCATCAGGAAACGCATTTGCTGAAATGGCTTTCTCAATTGAGAAAACTACAGTAACTGCTAGATCAAGAGCTCTTAAAGCTGAATACACAATGGAACTTGCTCAAGACTTAAAAGCAATCCATGGTTTAGACGCTGAAACTGAACTTGCAAACATTTTATCTGCTGAGATCCTTGCGGAAATCAACAGAGAAGTTGTAAGAACTGTTTACATCAACGCTGAAGTTGGCGCTGGTTCAAACACTACTGCTGCTGGTATCTTTGATTTAGATACTGACTCAAACGGTAGATGGTCAGTTGAGAGATTCAAAGGTCTTATGTTCCAAGTTGAGAGAGAAGCTAACGTTATCGCACAGAGAACAAGAAGAGGAAAAGGTAACATGATTATCTGTTCTTCAGATGTTGCCTCTGCTTTACAAATGGCTGGTGTGTTAGATTACACTCCTGCTCTTAACAATAACCTAAACGTTGACGATACTGGTAATACTTTTGCTGGTGTTTTAAACGGTAGATTTAAAGTGTACATTGATCCATACAGTGCGAACAATAATGCAAAACATTATTTCGTAGTTGGATACAAAGGTACATCACCATATGACGCTGGTTTATTCTATTGTCCATATGTACCTCTACAAATGGTTAGAGCCGTTGGCCAAGATACGTTCCAACCGAAAATTGGTTTCAAAACTAGATACGGTCTAGTAGCAAACCCATTTGCGGAAACTGGAGCAGTTTCTGGCGCAGTTAGTGGTGTTACAAACGCAGGTTCTGCGAATGCTAACAGATACTACAGACGTGTACAAATTGCGAACTTAATGTAATATTTAAGTTTACTAATTAAAGAGGGCGCTTCGGCGCCCTTTTTTTTGCCTAAATTATAAATTATAAATAGTAATATGATTACAATACTAGACAACGCACATAAAAGACTAAACGAATTAAGAGAAAAACATAATAAGAAGTTTGTTAGACTAGCCGTTAAAGGTGGCGGGTGCGCTGGTTTCAATTATGATTGGTCTTTTACAGATGAAGAATTAAGGGAAGATATTGTCATTGATAATATGTTAGTTGTAGATAGAATTAATGAGTTGTATTTAACAGGTATGGAATTAGATTATACCTATGACGACTTTGAAAGCGCCTTTGTTTTTAACAACCCTAAAGCCACATCATCATGTGGTTGTGGAACAAGTTTTTCGGTATAGTATTATGATTAGAAAATACATCGCAGGCGCTTGGGTTATCTTAGGATTGTGTATATGTATGTACGCTGTCTGGCCTGATAAGAAGAATAGACTCGAATTTATTGATGAAAAGATCAAAGAAGTTGAAGAAAAGAGAAAGATACTCACACAAAAAGAGATAGAACTAGAGAAACTAGCCACAGAAAAAGACTGGGAAGAAGTAGATAAGGACTCTAATAAATAGATATATGACAACAACAAACGCAATCGATAGACAACCTACAAAATTAGATTACGCTTCGCCTACACAGTTTAAGTTTAGTATTCTTAAATTACCTAAAGTAGAATATTTTTGTACATCAGTAAATATACCTGGTGTCAATCTAGGCGAAACAACACAAGGAACACCTTTAAAAAAGATACCTGTCCCTGGCGATACATTGACTTACGAACCATTACAAATGACTTTTTTAGTAGATGAAAATTTAGAGAACTTTCAGGAGATACATGGTTGGTTAGTTGGTTTAGGTTTTCCGAGAGATAACAAAGAATTTAGAAATTTACTGTCTTCAGGTAATGATAGATTTCCTACGAGAAATACATCTAACATTTCTACTGAGGCTGGTAAAGTAAAGTACGCAGCAGCGGATGCGGGACCAACATTATCTGACGCTACGCTAACTGTACTTTCAAGTAAAAACAATGCGCAAGTTGAGATACGATTTAGAGATATGTATCCAACAGGCGTAACTGGATTACAATATAATCAACAGGCTAATGATATAGACTATCTAACGGCGACTGTATCATTTAGTTATTTAATATATGACTTTGCGAATGTAGGGTCATCTACAACAACAGTTACTACATCTTAAACTTAAAATAAGTTTTTAATGGGTTACTATATATTATGGAGATATTATGGATTTAGAACAATTACAAGACTTGGCTGACAAGAAACTAAAGATTAACGATACAGAGTTAGATTTAGAATCATTAAAAACGCCACAATTACATAATGAATTTTTAAAACACTTAACCAAGTTTAAGTTGTTATTAAGTAAAGCGCAAATAGAATATTACACACAAAGAAAACAAAAGTGGGAATACTATACTGGTAAAGCGCCACAAGAAGTATATGCGCTTAAACCTTTTAACTTAAAGTTATTAAAAACAGATGTTGATAAGTACCTAGAGGCTGATCCTGAATTAGCGAAGTATAAACAAAAAGTAGATTATATTCAAACTGTTGTAGATTTTTTAGACAGAACAATCAAACAAATATCTAATCGGGGTTTTCAAATAAAGAACGCAATTGACTGGCGTAAATTTACATCTGGCGCTATCTAATGTTTTTAAATACACCCTATTATATCAAAGAGGAAGTTTTCTCTAAATGGTTTTGTGATGGCGTTATAACACAAGGAGATAACCAAGAAAAGGCGAAAGCGGTTATTACTCATGGTGATAACAATAATAGAAAATCAAATATTACTTGGTTGAAGAATGATAGCCTTATAGAAAAACTTACACCTATTGTTAATGAAGCGAATGAGAATTCTAATTGGAACTTTTTATTAAGAGAGTTTGAACCATTACAATATACAGTTTATAATAAAGACGATCACTATGATTGGCATATAGATAGTCATGGTAAATCATATGATAATGGTCTTATAAGAAAATTAAGTTTTACATTATTTTTAAACGAAGATTATGAAGGTGGCGATTTTAGAATATGTGAACCACACCCTAATCCAGATAAAATTACTCAACAACTATTCAAACCTAAAACAGGAACAATGGTTATCTTTCCTAGTCACAAATGGCATAAAGTAAGTAAAGTTACAAGTGGTATTAGAAAGACATTGGTTGGTTGGATAGTAGGAAAGCCTTTTATATAATGACAACAACTAGATACCTAATTATAGATAAAGTAAATGAGGTATATTTAAAGATAGAAGCCGAGGCTGATATTCGTAGAGAACTTGGACAACATTTCACATTTGAAGTGCCAGGTTATAAGTTTATGCCAGCATACCAGAATAGAGTATGGGACGGAAAAATTAGATTATTCTCTTATGCGACTGGTAAAATATACGCTGGTCTTTATCCTTACATAAAGAATTGGTGTGAAGAAAACAATGTACATATAGTTGATGGTACAAAGATTAAAGAAAAGACTGTTTCTGATAGTAAGATTGATGAACTAATCAAAGCGCTTAAACTACCTTATGAAGTTAGAGATTATCAAAGAGAGGCTTTTAAGTATTCTGTTGAGAAAGATAGATGTTTATTAGTATCGCCTACAGCCAGTGGTAAATCTCTCATAATCTATCTTATGTTGATATATAATTTATTACGACTAAAAGATACTAAAGAAGATAAAATCCTTGTTATAGTGCCCACTACATCGCTTGTAGAACAGTTATTCAAAGACTTTAAGGACTATGGATATAATAGTGAAAGAAACGTACACAAGATATATGCTGGCCATGAGAAAGAAACTAATAAGAGAGTTATCATATCTACTTGGCAATCTGTGTATAATTTACCAAAGAAATGGTTTAGTCAATTTGGTATGATCATAGGTGATGAAGCTCATCTATTCAAAGCTGTCTCACTTACAAAACTAATGACAAAATTGGAAAAAACAAAATATAGAGTTGGCTTGACAGGAACTTTAGATGGAAGTAAAACACATAAGTTAGTATTGGAGGGATTGTTTGGTGCTGTGAATAAAGTAGTATCAACAAGTGAGTTAATAGAAGATGGTAAACTAGCTCAACTAAAAATTATGTGTTTAGTATTACAACATGATAAAACTGCTAGACACTTTTTGAAAGATAAGACTTACCAAGAAGAAATGGATTACTTGGTATCTAATGAAAAGAGAAATAAATATATAAGAAACTTGGCGACTTCACTAAATGGAAATACATTATGTTTATTTCAATATGTGGAAAAACATGGAAAGAAATTATATGAAACTATACGAGAACGAGCAACCGACAAACAAGTCTTCTATGTCTATGGAGGAGTTGACGCTGAACAAAGAGAACAAATTAGAGAGATCACAGAGAAATCTGACAACGCCATTATCGTGGCTTCGTATGGGACTTTCTCTACGGGCATTAACATACGGAATCTCCATAACATTATTTTTGCTAGTCCTTCTAAATCTAGGATAAGAAATCTACAAAGTATTGGAAGAGGGTTAAGACTCAAAGATGATAACAGTGCGGCTACTCTGTATGATATCTCAGATGACATCAGTTACAATGGTAAAGAGAACTATACACTAAACCATTTTAAGGAAAGAATAAGTATATACAACAGTGAAGACTTTGACTATGTTATACATAACGTGGATCTAGGAAAGGATAAATAGTTATATGGAAAAACAACCAATTAAGATCATCAAGTTAATTAATGGTGATGATATAGTTTGTTCATTACCCTTGGATCAACTTGGAGATAAGTCTCCTTTGTTAAGATTAAATAGACCTCTACAAGTAAAGTATATTCCACAGTTTACGGCTCAAGGGTTAAAAGACTATGTGGCTCTAATCAAGTGGTCTCCTTATACTAAAGATCAAGTTTTGACTATTCCAAAAGATAAGATAATGACTATTGTTAATGCGAATCCTGATATGAGTAAATCTTATGCGCATGTTGTTTTAGGATATGATAAGTCGGAGCCGATTGTTAAGAAAGAGAACCCAACTGTATTTAAAAGAGAAAGATTAAGTGACGAGGACAATGATAAAGTTAATGAGATATTTGAAGAAGAAGAACTTGATGATTATGATATTCCTGCTAAGACGCTACATTAATAGACTCTATTCCTCTGATCGCTCAACAAGCTCATTGTATCACAAAGTGATGAAAAAGTCAACTCTGATACGAGCCAAAATAAATATAATTAAGCACGCTTAAAACATTGACATTTATGAAGAAAGGTGATATATTAAGAATATGAGTAAAGCAAAAAAAGAACATTACGTTAATAATAAAGATTTTTTAGAGGCTATGAAAGCCTATAGAAAAAATGTAAATAAAGCGAAAAGACAAAAACTAGATAAACCACCAGTGACTGATTACATTGGTAGTTGTTTTTTAAAGATAGCGAACCACTTATCATATAGACCTAACTTCATAAATTATACATTTAGAGACGACATGGTTAGTGATGGTATAGAGAATTGTCTTCAATACTTGGACAACTTTAATCCAGCTAAGTCAAGTAATCCTTTCGCATATTTTACACAAATAATCTATTACGCTTTTATAAGAAGAATACAAAAAGAGAAAAAACAAACTACTATTAAACATAGATTGATCATGGATAGTAATTATGATGATGTGGCTTTACAACCAGGTGATGACGCTGAATTCAAAAATCAATTTAGAGAATTCTTACAAAAGAACTTAAACATGGAAGACTCTGCTCCTAAGAAAGTAGAAAAGAAAGTTAAAAAAACAAGAGTAAGAAAATCTACATCTAAATTATATAACTAATATGAAAATAGCCTTATTGAACGATACGCATTTCGGTGCGAGAAACGATAGTCCAGCCTTTCTGGATTATTTTATGAGATTTTATAATGAGATATTTTTTCCATATCTAAAAGAGAATAATATAACAACACTTATTCATTTAGGTGATGTAGTAGATAGAAGAAAGTTTATTAACTTTAAAACTGCTCATACATTTAGAGAAGACTTTATGCATAGATTGTATAGAGAGGGTATTGATACTCATATCATACTAGGTAACCATGACACCTATTATAAAAATACAAACGAAGTAAATGCTATCAAAGAAATATGTTCAACATTTGATGGAATAAAAGAACCATGGATATATGAAAAAGCAGTTACTAAAAATTTTGGAGGAACTGACATTTGTTTAATACCTTGGATATGTGATGATAATTACGAACACTCTATAAAAGAAATAGAAACTAGTAAAGCTCAAATCGCTTTAGGTCATTTAGAGATTAAAGGTTTTGAAATGCATAATGGCGCTTTCAATAATCAAGGTTTAGATAAAAAGATGTTTCATAGATTCGAAAAAGTTATCTCTGGTCACTTTCATAAGAAATCTGATGATGGCCAAATACATTACTGTGGCTCTCAATATGAAATTACTTGGTCAGATTATAAGTGTCCAAAAGGTTTTCACATATTAGATACAGAAACAAGAGAACTCACAAGAGTACCTAATCCAATTAGAATACATAAGAAGTTAATTTATAATGATAAAGATGAAGATTACAGTAAATTAGATTTAGAACATTTTAAAGATTGCTTTGTAAAAGTATTTGTTACAAACAAAACAAACGAAGAAATGTTTAATAATTTAATTGATAGATTACATAACACAGTAGATACACACGAAGTTAATATAATAGAAGATTTAAATACAGATATAACAGCATCTGTGAATGATGATGTATTACAACAAGGAGAAGACACACTTACTTTTTTAGGTAACTATGTAGAACAAATAGATAGTGATTTAGATAAAAACAAACTTAAAGAAGTTATGAAAGATTTATATACTGAAGCAAGTGAAAGATGATATTATTTAAAAAGATTAGATGGAAAAATTTTCTATCGACAGGAAACAGTTTTGTTGAAATTGAACTAAACAAATCACAAATGACTTTGATGATTGGCGCTAATGGTTCTGGTAAATCAACTATGTTAGACGCATTAACCTTTGCGTTATTCAATAGACCATTTAGACAAATCAAAAAAGAACAGATAGTCAATACTATTAATAACGGTGACACAATTGTTGAGTTAGAATTTCAAATAGGTACAAAGAACTTTAAAATAGTAAGAGGTATTAAACCTACTATATTTGAAATTTATTCTGATGGTGTATTACAAAATCAAAATGCTTCTAGTGTGGACTATCAAAAGATATTAGAAGATCAAATATTAAGATTAAATTATAGAGCATTTAAACAGATCGCTGTATTAGGTTCTTCTTCTTATCAACCTTTTATGCAGATGAGACCAAGACATAGACGTGAGGTCGTTGAAGAAATATTGGACATAAGAGTATTGACACATATGGATTCTCTTACTAGAAATCAACAAACAGAATTAAGTAAACAAATTGTAGAAACTAGACACCAATGTGATCTAATAGAATCTAAACATGAATTACAAACAAAACACTTTAATGAATTAAAGAATAGAAGCACTGGCGACATTGATATTAAGAAAGCTAAACTACAAGAAAACGAAGACGCCACTGAATCATATTTAAGAAAGACTGAAAAACTAGAACAAGAATATAAAGAACTAGAAATCAGCGTATCTGCTAGACCACAGTATGAATCAAAACTAAAACAATTAGAGAAATTAGAAACAAAAATAGAACAAAATTTAGAGACACATAAAAAGAGTTTAGACTTTTTTGAACAAAATGATAACTGTCCTGTATGTACTCAAAAGATAGAAGAAACATTTAGAGATAAAAAGATAGCAAATGAGAGAGCAGTTGTAATGACACTTAATCAAGGTATGAAAGATTTAGTTGCTGAATTAGCCAAAACAGAAACCAAGATTACAGAGTTTAAT